CTTTCAATCTCTTGAGAGAATTTAGTGGCAGTAAGAAACTTATCTTCGAGTTTTTCTTTAGACATTTCTTCCCCTAACAAATTCTTCGATGTAGGTTTTAAGTAATTGTAAATAGTCATCAAGATTGTACTTCTCAAATACTTGAATAGATCCTTCTTCAGTGGCGATAAGTGTGACAATTTTTTGTACCTCAATTCCTGATCGTTCGAGGAACATCGCTGCGTATGCAGTCTCTTGAACAAAATAGTTCTCAATGTGTTCCTCTTTCTTTTCTTTCGTAGAAGTTTTGAAATCGATCACCGCTAATTCGCCATCAAATTCAGCAATGCAATCCACTCGACCTGCTAAACCAAGGTAATGTGAATAGAGAAAAGTCTCTAGACAATGAATTTTGTTAATTCGATTTAGTGTAGATTTTGCTGCTTGAAACATTCTAACAGATAATGGATTATTTTCCAAGTATTTGTCAGTGTTTAAGTTACCTTTGAAATAGTCTTCTGCCAAGTTGTGAAATGCTGTGCCTCGCTGTGTAGCTCTGGCGGTGATGCGATTTGCCTCGTTTTCACCAATTTTTCTTCGCCATTCTGCGAAGAACTGTGCGTTCTTAAACGATGTGATTGAGGTCACGCTTGGATAATATTTATCAGCATTAGGAATAGGATAATATCTTACTCCATCTTTATTCACTGGGTCAACATCAATTTCGATGTCACCAACATCAACAAATTCAAACATTTAGAATCCTAAATTGTATTTTGAAATGAGATATGACTTGACCAAACCAGAACGAACGATATCACCAATACTAAATTCAATACAAGAAAACTCTTGCATCTCTTCTAGGATTTTGATGAAGTCGGAGATTCCATTCTTGTCATTCTCTCTTGTTAAATCAGTCTGAGTGATATCACCACAGAACATAATCTTAGAGTCTTCACCGATTCTAGTAATCATAGAATCAAGTTCATGGAAGTTTAGATTACTAAATTCATCTACAATAACGATAGCATTATCAAGGGTAACACCGCGAATAAAACTTGTAGACCAGAAACTAATAGTTTCCTGTGCTCTGAGGTTGTCATATAGCATTTCAAATGAATTGTCATCAGGCATACTAAACATATACCTGACCATGTTCTTATAAGGAATCTGATACAAGGCAGATTTATCTTCATGGTCACCTGGTAGGAAACCAATCTCTCTAGTAGGTACTAGAGACCTTACAATGTATATCTTATCATAAGGAGAGTTCTCGTCAAGCACCTCTTGCAGTGCCATGTAGAGAGTAATAAAAGTCTTTCCTGTTCCTGCAGCACCATGAAGCAAGAGGTTTTTACCTTCAGAATATTGAGCGAACGCAATCTTCTGATTATCAGTCAGTGGTTTGACCTCTGTCATGTAAGAAGAGTCAATGGGTTTCTTTCGTTTCATAGCCTTTCTAGACATGCCATTGGGGAAAGTTTTAGGAGAGTTAGTTCCTTTTCTTGCTCTTGCCATAATTTAAGTGTATCGACTCAGGTTAGATTTAGGGTGTGCTGCTTGGACTTTGGACATGACTTCTTTAAATCCGTCCGATTGTTTAGGTGTGCCATAGGTTAAACCTCCGACACCTGCTTGCCAATCTTTGTCCCAATCAGGGTTGTCTTTTCTCCACTGATCGTATTCTTTCATGGTCATGGAGAGAGTTTGTGTCTCTCCAGTTTTGTTGTTCTTTACAGGGTAAGTAGGCATGTTAGATCCACTCCAATGCGGTTGAGATTGTTGGGAATTGCTCGATGAAAATTTCTTTTGCACCGTTAGCAATATCCATATGTTCTTTCTGCGTTCCATGTGCAGAACGTAGATCAATATAATGAATCCAAGAACGCAGAGAACCAGTCATGTACAATCTAGTTGGTGTTGCCA